TTATAAACTATTGATTGCTGTTTCATAATTTGAGACAGCTTTTTTTGCGTTCTCTTGGTTAGTATGCCAATAAACATTTTCTGTCATCATCAAGCTAGAGCGTCCTAGTCTGTATTGTACATCTTTAGGGCTAGCTTGAGCGTAGAGCATCATTGTTGTATGTGTGTGACGGAAACCATGAAATGATACATAAGTTACGCCAGCAGCCTTTAAATGTTTCTTTAGGCGTTGTCTTAAATTACAAGAATAAGCATATTTTTCTGTAAACACAGAGAATACAATTGTTTCAGACCGCCCTAGTTGCCATGATTGTACTTGTTGACGGTTTTTGTATTGCTTGAGCATAAGTAACGTAGCATTATCTATTGGTATATCACGATAACCAGCGCTTGATTTAGGCGAGTTTACTTCTTGGTATCGATTGAGTGTTTTGTTGATGCTGATAATACCATTGTCTAGGTCAATATCAGACCATTCAAGAGCTAGAGCCTCACTAATACGGCAACCAGTAGCTAGTAAAGTCTTATATAAGACAACATCAAACAGGTTTTCATAGTTTGATTGGTCTAAGGTATCGAGATAATCAAGAAATTGTTTCAACTCTTTGTTATCTAGATATTTTACACCAGCTTTTTCTTTTTGTTGCTTACGTGGCACTATAACATCATTAGCTGGGTTATATGTTATCACTTGCATAGAAACACCGTATTTCAAAATACGCTTATTCATGTTATGGAGTAAGGAGTAGTTAGCAAATGCTCCTTTTTGCCCAGTATTAGCTTTCTCAGCCCATTTGTTTACTTGTTGTTGAATAATAGGTGTCGTTAGCTTAGATAGCTTGTAATCGCCAAATACAGGCAACAAGTGAACCTTTATTAAACCGTCGTATGATTGTTGCGTATTTGGCTTGAGAGAGCTTTTATAGCTATCCCACCAACTATTAGCAAGCTCTTTATATGTTGTAATTGTCGGCTTGTCTTTAACTGTATAGCCGTTAGCAGCAAAAGCATTGATAGCATCACGCGCTTTTATTCTAACGCTCTTTTGGGTGGTGGCTGTAACAGTTGTACGGGCTTTTTTGCCCGTTAGCTGGTCAACTCCTAGGTAAACACTAGCATAGTAAACTTTTTGACCGTTCTTTTTGATTTTATCTTTGATATTCATGTATTTGTACCTTTCTTTCCATCAGCAGGCAAGGCGCGTGGTTTTGTTAGGTATTTATACATGTTCTTTTTGTTAGTTATTTTGATTTTGTGCTGTTGTTTTCAACAAAGATAAGACCGCGTCTTGATTTTCTTTAGGTGATTTAGCAAAGTTTACCAAAAGGTCTTTTAGTGGTTCTTTTAATTCCATGGCATAGAAGGTATAAAAATCCTCTAAGTCAATTAAAGTCCCCTCTAAACCAAGATTTTTATATTCATTTTCTGCCTCATTCATCCAATCAAGATTGTATTCTTGAGGAGTTTCATCTTTGAAATCAATTGATGCGCTTAAATTTTTTAATCCTTGTTTGAATAAACTAAAAGGGTTGAATTTATTTTGTTCACCATCTCTTAAGTATGATACAGGAACATCATAAAAATCTGCTACTATATTCCAAAAATCTTCATTCCTAGGTGACCGTTTGCCATTTTCGTACAAAGAAAGCTGCCCATCGCTTACTACATAGTTTTTTTCAGTTTCTAGTCTAGCACTTAGTTCCTTGAGAGTTAGACCATTTTTTTCTCTTAAAGATTTTAATTGATTTCCCATTTAAGACCTCCTAATATCATGATAACACAAAATCGAGAATATTTGTTAAAGAAATTTTCAAAAAAGAAGTATTTTAGGGTTGACACTTCTAAAATAGAAGTATATAATTTAGTTACTTTCAAATTGAAAGTGAAGGAAGGAGGTGTTGACAATGATTATTACTGTCGAGATTGCTGAAAAAGTCAGAATAAAGAGAGCACGGCTTTCAATGACTAAAACAAAGTTATCTGAAAAACTCGGAATTGCTAGACAAACATTGGTAAAAATCGAAAAAGGACAGTATAAGTGTCCTAAGCGCATCTATGAAAGCGTGATGACTTGGCTAGTAGAAGAAATTTAACCCAAACAAAAAGCCATGTACAGGCGACCAAACCAACGTACACGACTAACGAAAAATAACAAAACTCAAGCAAAGGCAAGGCGCGTGGTTTTGTTAGGTATTTAGTAAGAGTGAAAAAATCGCCCTTACAAAATATATTACTTTAATTTTACCAAAAACAAAGGAGAAAATCAAAAATGGCATTAAGCACACGAAACATTAAGCAGCAGGGCAACCAAATTGCTGAGTTGCTACCACGTATTGAAATTATCCAACAGCTAGGCAATGCTTTATTACTTGCTGATAATGCTGGAGCAGATAGCGCAGTTTTACGCCATCAAATGCAACAAGCATTTAGCGTTATTTTTGAAATGACTGAACAGCTATATCGAGATATAGACTTAATTGCATGTAAATTGATAAATTGTGATGATGACAATGAATTAGAGGTTATTAGAAAACATGAACGATAAAATTTTAAGTAACTATGAATTGCTATGTACAGAGCTGGAAAATGTTATCAGTACTTTAGAGATGGCTATTACTGATATTGACCAAGACAAAGCAACAGCTCTTGTAGAAGTAGCAACCAATGGGCTAAAGCATCTTGTTTCAGAACACACAGAATTATCAGATAGATTTTTCAAGGAGGGTAACAATGAATGAGTTAAATCTAACACCAACACAAAGTATTATCTTGATTATCGTATGTTTGGTTATTCTCGTCCTATTATTGCATTATGAGAGCGATATAGAGCTTGATTTAACCCCACAAATTGATGAAGTAGAGGAAAAAACAAAACAGACCACGTAAAAGAGCGCTATGGGGCTTATATTTGGTTATCGAATAAGCATTACAATTAGGAGGGGAGCATGGCGACATTTTCAGTTGAATTTGAACAGGGTTTATTAGATAGGGTTGATAAGCTAGCACAGCAAAAGCTAGAACTAGAGAAGAAGTTACAAAAGAAAACTGGTCTAATTACAGCAAAAGAGCTTAAAGATGAGTTAGATATTTCTGGAACAACATTAAAAAATTGGATGGATATTGGGCTTGTATCGTATCAATCACCCTTTGAAAGCAGCAAGAAACTTTATTTTAAGGTTTCTGATGTGATTAACTTTCTTACGATACGTTAGGAGGTCTATTTTGAAAGTGTTTATTATTGATGGTGATGCGTGGAGGGGTAAGGCATATTATTCACCTAGTTTAGATGTTGTGTTTATCAGCGATAAAGTACCGCAACATGCGCACAATGAAATGATTGAACGTGTGACAAAATCAAGCAATAGAACAATTTGGAGGTAAAAATAGATGGTTAAAGAACATTACACCGTAACCCATACAATGGCAGACGGTACAAAAAGAGATAGTATTGCTGGCTATGTTATACCAGATGACAACCCAGTATATGAACTCTTTAGAAAAGTGAATGAGCGTAGAATAGAGGAGATGCGAGAAAATGGCAACAAGGAGAATGATTAGCAAGGAGGTTATTATGACTGATAACTTTCTTGACTTACCTCCCACGACCAAAGTTTTATATTTCTTTCTAAATTTAGAGGCGGATGATGATGGTTTTGTGGGAAATCCTAAAACTGTTATGAGATTAACTGGTGCAACTAAAGAGGATATGAAACTTTTAATTGAAGGAAAATATGTATTACTTTTTAATACAGGTGTAGTGGTCATAACAGATTGGGCAGAGCATAATTCGATTAGGAAAGATAGAAAAAAAGATACTAGATTTACCAAAGAAATGCAACAAATAGCACTAGTAGAAGGTGGTAAATATCAATGGTTGTCAGATGTACAACCAAACGACAACCAAACGGCAACCATTGATATACCAAATGGGTGCATAGGAGAGGATAGGAGAGGTAAGGATAGTATAGGTGAGGAGAGAGTAGTAGAAGTAGATAAAGAACAATCACCTACTCCCCCTATCCTTAATCAAGACTTTGTAAATCTCTATAGATCTTTTGAGCAAGAAACGGGTAAACCCTTATCACCCATTCAGCAACAAGAATTGCAATATATGCTAGAAGATTTTAGCGCTGATGTTATCCATGAGGCATTGAGAGAGGCAGTGGGTCAAGGTAAGGCTAATCTTGCTTATATCCAAGCTATTCTCAAGCGATGGAAACAGGATAACCTATTGACAGTTGAACTTGTTAGAAATAGCAAGGCAGCGCGTGAGAATAGAAAACAACAGAATAAATCAAAACAAGAGCCACAAACCCGTGAGGAGTGGTTGGCGAACTGGTCAGAAGAAAATCCATTTTAGAAAAAGGAGTTACATATGCTAACGCAAGCTGAATTTATCGCAAACACAAAGACACTAGAAGAGACTTGCCCCATTCATGGCATCCCGTTAATGCAGCTTGATAGAGTTGTTAAAATTGCTGGGGAAGATAAACCACGGAAACCGTCTCCGTTTTGTCCTAAATGTGCCAAGGAGCAGATAGATAAGCAGGTACAGCAAGATATAGAGAAACATTTGAATGCTGGTATCTATCAGAAAACCTATGATGTGCTTATGCGAGACAGTACAATTCCAGAAGACTTAAAAGCGGCATCTTTTGATAATTTCATTATTGAGACAACAGAGGAAAAGCAGATGTTAGATTTTGTAAAAAATCAAACTCAAAAATATCTGGATGGCATGAATGGAAATACTTTGCTAACAGGCACTACAGGGGTTGGAAAAACTCATCTAGTTGTTTCTTTTGCAAAAGAGTTGAATGAGGCATATAGAGCCAAAGGAGAGCCTAAGAGCGTATTATTTATTAACCTTACCGAGATACTAAGAGAAATCCGAGAGAGTTTTAAGTTTACTAGCAAAGAGGGTTATTATTCGCGGATGCTGAAAGAGGCTGATTATCTGATTTTAGATGATTTAGGGGTTAAACTCGGTAACTCATCAGGTCAATCTAAGTCAGCATGGGAGGAGGAGTTTATTTTTGATGTGCTTAGTCATCGAAAAAATACTATCATCACAACCAATTTAAGCAATAATGAAATAGCAAACCTTTATAGCGAACGTGTTGCAAGTCGTGTGCGTACAGGGCTAGAGGGGAATTATTTCAAGGTGTTTGGTATCAAAGATAAGCGTTACTCAATCAATCAGTTAAAGAGTAATGCGTGATAATGAACTGACTTACAAACCTAAACAAAAATAGACACTTTTCATGGGGTGTCCCAAATGGTTACCCCCTTTTGAGAAATAGTTGCCATGCTTTACACGACCAAATAAACTAAGTGTGGCAAACTAACCAATTTGAAAAATCAGCCATAGGGTACACAAAAAGGGTAGTATTTTAGCATACGAACCCTAAAAACCTAGTGAAATCAATAGACTAGGGACATTCATATTATAATAAGTTCAAATAAAGGAGCGAAAACATGTATTTTAAAGATATTAAACCAATGGAATCAGTAGCCGAGTTATTAAACCAAGGCTGGATAATTTTAGAAAAAGATGGTATAATTAAGAAAGTCAATAACGTAAGTCATGGTAGTGTAGAAATCCATTTTAGAGATGGTGTGCCATACAAAAAGACTGAACATGTTGACAGTTTAATTTAATAAATAATGCTAGAGGAAGAACCCAATGCAAATTTCAAGGCGTATAGCTTTGTTATTGTGTTGGGTTCTTTTATTTTGTCATAAGGAGGATTTTAAAATGACAACGTCAAATGTATTGCCTAAAATTCAATCTATCGTATCTCAAGTAAATACTAAACGTGATGTGGTGGATGAGTACAAACAAAAACTTGATGCAGCTAAGGCAGAATTAGAACAAGCCAAAACTAACAGGGAAAAGAATTTCTCGTTTGAAACTGACAATAAGGTGTCAGAGTTAGAAAGTTATATCATGCGTGTTGAAAGTCGATACAGTGCCTTAGAACGCGAACTTGATACGGAGTTACCTAATAAGTTACGTGAAGTTGAAGAGTTGTATCATACGTATGTAGTTGAACAATGGGGGCAAAACGAAGAAGTTAAGGAGCTGACAGAACAAACATTAAATAGCTTTAAAGAAACAGTTTCCTTGCTTAGTCAATATACCAAGAAACCATCAGAGTTTAATAAACAAGTGCTGTCACAGATTGTCAATGAAGATTTTAGAAAGGCATTCAGTGGGCAAACAACTTTTATCGGTGCTGATAATCACTCTTTAGCTACGGCGCTACCGCTAGACTATGAGACATATCAAAAGTTATATGCCGCAGGGCGTATCCTAGGGGTTAATATTGGATGATTTATAAGAAGTATCATACAGCGCTGGTATTTACGCTGGTTTTGCAACATCTGCTAAAAGATACTAAGTTAGAGGAAAAAGCGTTTAATTTATATGCTGATATTTTGGAACAAGAGAAAGTACCAAAACATCAGATTAAATCAGCTATTCTATACTCAAAAAGAATTATCAGAGCCTTTGAAAAGGGGCAAATTTCACAGCCATCACCCTTTACGAGTTGGCAGAAAGCTAGGCAAGTCATTAAAAAGGGTATAGCTAAAATGGTTGGTTATTTTAGTCCGTAGGGGGGGATTATCCCCCTTTACATGTTAGGAGGTAGTAAGTGGCAGGAAATGAAAATGATAGCCTTACAACTAAACAAGTGAAGTTTATAGATGCCATGCTTACTGAACCAACGATAGAAAAAGCATGCGAAAAAGCAGGGATAGCTAGGGCAACAGGGCATAAGTATCTGAATATTGCAGCTGTTAGAAAGACGTTAAGGATAAAGCAAGATGAGATGATGGATAAAACAACTCAAATGCTATACCTAGTCTCGTCTAACGCTGTTTCTGTACTCAATGATATTATGATGGACAGTAAGGTCAACCCGTTTATAAGAACACAAGCAGCAAAGGCTATACTTGAACAATCTTATAAGACCCATGAAATTTTTGGAGTAGTAAGGCAGATTGAAGAATTGAGGTTGGAAATTGAGGAAGTATCTAAAGGAAATCAAAGAGTTACAAGAACTCAAGGAGTTATTGATTAGTAAAAATTTGCCAGAGTTTATCATTGTTGAGGGAAACAATGACTTAGGTGAGTTTTTTCAAGTTGATGGTGAGCTATTTAGTGATGTTGAACTTTTGGGAAATCTCAAAAAGTGGGATGAGTGGGATGTGTCAATTATCATAGATGACGATACTAACCGTAGCATAAGTGATGATTTTTCAAAGATAATTTATTTTCCAACTCATGAGGATAATATAGATTATATTAGGACTAAAAAGGGCTTAGAACCTTTGTATCATACATCATCTCAGCCTTATACAACTATTTCTAAAAGTGAATGGCTAGAGTTGTTAGATTGATAATTTAGGAGGTATCAATGACTAAGAAAAAAATTGAGCGTATTTCTGTAATACACCGAGAAAAGATTTTATGGCTCAAGTGGTATTTCATGCGAGATAAAGAACAGCCTAAGTATAGTATTCTTGAGCGAAAAATGTTTGATGCTGCTAAAAATCAAGATATGCTAGCTTATCAAAAATACGCAACTATCAAGCAGATAACAGATATTAGGGTACAAACAAGTGAGGCTGACATTTTAGAGGCTGTAAAAGAGGTCTATGTGTATAATCACATGAATGTTATAGGAGCTTGTCAGAGGATATTATTTATCAGTCAATCACCAGCATACGTTAAGATAAATAAGTGGTTTGATACCTATTCTGATTTGTATTTTAGCGTTGTGCCTTTGCCAAACATGGGTGTGTATCATGAGATGGTAGGCATCAAGAAGATTGTGTGATATAATGTTTTCAAGCACAAGGGATAGTATAGAAGGAGTACACCTTGATAGAGGTAGCCACGGTGCGAATCCGTGTCATTGTGCTTGCATCTAGGAAACTAGGTGCCTTTTATTTAGTATGAAATAAATTCTTATGTGAAATTAAAGAGATATATTTGTTTCTAGTTGATATTTTAATCGCAGATAAGTTGAATGGAGAGGCGATTTTAGAGTATGATTTTTCTATTGACATAAAAACGGTTTACAGATATAATATAAAAGTTTTTGTTAAAATATTGACAAAAGTTATCAAATAAGCTATATTTAAGTTGTCTATATAACATAATTGTTATACAGAATTGTAAAATTGCAGTGAGCACAGGTGACAGATGAGCTACTTGTGTTTTTATGTTTGGGAAAATGAGGTAGTATAAATGTGTTAGTTTATCATGGTACAGGATTGAGCAACTATGAAGAAATTTTAAAAACACAACAATTCATTTATCAAAAAAAGAAAAATCATTGGCTAGGAAATGGCATTTATTTCTTTGTAGAGGATTTTACCAGAGCAAAGAGATGGGCGGAGGGGAATCGTCCTAACAAAGAAACAGAGCCTGTTGTAATTGAAACTAATTTTTATTTTGAAAGTAGCGAACTGTTAGATTTAGATAAGTCAGATGATCTTAGTCGGTTGGATGCTTTTGCACGACATTTTATTACAGAGCTACAACGGAAACGAATCCAAATACGTAATATGGATGAGCACGAATTCCATTGTAAGTTGCTAGATGCATTTATTTATAAAAATAAGAATTATCAAGGTATTTGTAGAACGATGAATTCAACTGGTAATTCTCTAGCAGGAGTTTCTAAGTTTGTTCCACTAGCAAAGCAATTAAATATTGTAAATCCTAGTAAGATAATCATAGATAATTTGAAATTACACAAATTGAATTAGAGTGTGGAGGAGTGCGACATGTTTAATAATGATTCAGAACTAATAGCTATGTTGGATTTTTTAGAGTTTGACTATGAATTGGATTCATCAAATCCGGGAATACGAACTAAAGTAGGAGAGTTTATTTCATATGATATCTTAAATAAGCCATCTACTTATTTTGAAACATTATCTCATCAAACTTACAATATAAACCTAGTGTCAAAAATTGAAAGTGAAAATAAAACAAATACTAAATACAATCCAACTTTTAACCTCAGTCAATTTGATAAAAAAGATTTCTTGCGAGACTATAGAATGGAGTTTGCTGCATGA